TCTGTAATGTCATCTGCATGGAGTCCCATATTTAGATCCTTTCATATTTGCCAATAATAAGTTAAATGTCGTTCTGGTCAAAATAACCGCTTTCTTCGGATAGCATCCCCTTTTCTTTCATAAGCCTTGCTATATTTGCCACCCCTCTCTTACGAGGGTCTAAATCAGCATCATTCATAGTCCTTTGGGCTGACCTTCCGATAAAACGACCTTGACGATTACGAGCTTTATTAACTTTCTCGTTCTTGGCTATTTTGTTTGTATGTTCTGAAAACATTTCTTTGGTAGCGGCTTTTACCCGCTTGGCAACACTCCCCTTGTACTTGTCGGAGAACACTACCTCACGCAATACTTCTATATTGCGTCCATATTCGCTTTTACTGTCGATATTCTCTCCTTTGCCAAAGACTGGTTGCCAGTCTTTTCCAAGAGATTCTACCGCATCCTCGAAGGCATAACTGTTGCTCTGAGAAATCTCCTGAGACATCTTACTGAACATCTGCTCTACTGCCTTCTTTGTAGAGCCGCTCATAGACTGTAGGACTTCTATCAGTTCAGGGGCAAACTCTTCAGCAGCCTCGTCACTAATTCCAAACCAGTCTGCCTCTTCACCATTGTTAGCAGTTTCAGAGTTTCCTGCACCGCTGGAAGCACCTTTACGGTTTTCCAATAGTTCCAGAACACCTGAAATAGCCTTGTTGGAACCTAATTCCAACACCCTGTCGGTTTCATCGTCTGACAGTCCCATCCTGCCTATTTTGACCAGCAACTTAGGGTCGATCGTTCCCTCTGTTGGATCGTCCTGGTCGGCAGAACCGTCTTCATCACCTTCTGGCTCGGCGGAGTTATCATCGCCAGCCTTTTTGTCGTCTTGAGCGGAATTGTCATCGCCCAAGTCTGTTTCTTCTTCGTCAGTATCAGTGTTACCTTCAGGCACATCAAAATCAAAAGCACCTACCATTGAATTATCTACAATAGGCTCGTTGCTTTTTTCGTCTGTTTCTTTGTCGTTAAGCATTTTTTCCCCTTTAATAATAGCTGTCGCTTGTAAACCCGTGAGCTTTATCCCAGCTATCTCGTGAATTTTTAGAACTAAAGTGAGGTCGAACTAATCCTCTCCCGTCATTTTTCCATTCAACACCACCAGAAACGCCCTTCTGTTTATCAAGTGCCCTTTGTTCTGCCACCTGGTCAGGGTGAACTGCACGGGATAAGGAGCCTGTCTCGTTTCTTTCATTTGTAAAACCACCTGTCTGGTTCCAGGTATCTCCGCAACCCATGCCTCCTTGCTCTGCATAAAAGTCTCTACGGCATTCCTCTCCGCACTCACACTTATAACTCTCTGGATATTCAGAGATTGATGCTGAGACCTCTGCACCTTTTCCACATTTATCACAAATAAAGCAGTATGTTGGCATTTCTACTCCATTAAGTAGTGGTGTATCTGCACGGTACTAAAGCGACTGAATCAACTTTTATATCTGCTAAAGTATCAGTTTCAGCATCGAAGACTATGCCCACTTCCATATAGGTTATGTTTTTGGGGTTCCAGCCTGTTCCGTTTATTGCTGAAGGCTCGCCAACAACACCCGTGCAAAGTGTCCAGCCGGCAGACATTGCTGTATCTGCAATATCCCACTGCATATTATTTGAAGCGTCTGTTCCAAGTTTGATATAGCAACTGGCAACATTTGTGAGGGCACTTGCATATATAGCCCACTGTATTTTGTCGTAAAGCTGTATTGCATCCTTTTCCAAGTTTAAAGACAAATCCCTGTATGCTCCCGCTGTTTTACCGTTAGCCGCTCCATTCGCCTTGTCAAACTCAAGAGAGTAACTGCCAAGTATGCGAACTGCACTGTTAGCAAGGTTTGTCGTGTCGTTAGACAACACTGTCCAATTCGTTGCATCGTTCATATTGTCAAGTGTCCTAAGCTGATACATCCGTTATCCTCCCAAAGCCGGAGTGTCTCCACCCGGGTTTCCAGAGGTTGCCATCTTTGACAAACTCTGCATCATTACATTATCGTTTCCGTTCGGGGTTGTCCCTGGACGGCTAATTCTTTCGTTTACAGTATGCTTATTCTGAAGCCTTTGAGGTGCTTGTTCCTGACCTTGTATCTCTTGCTTCATCGCAGGATCCATCTCTTTGAGAAGGATGTCAAACGAGATATTCAGATGCTTGCAAACATACCGCATTGTCTCAGCGGCATTAGGAGTATATCCAGACTGCATAAACATCTCTGCATTAGGAACTATCATATTCTGCCAGAGTTCAAGGACACTCTGAGCTTTTTCCTGTGGGGTCTTGTCAACAAGAGAGATAGGCACAATATCGAAATTAAAGTCTAGGAAGTCGCCCTCTCGCTCTTCAGGAGTAAAGCTCCATTCAATAGGAATGTCGTGTTCGCCTGGGACATTTGTCCAACCCTTGAATTCCCTAATATCTTCTGTCCAAACCCACCAAGCGTGTTTTTTCAAAACGCTCTTGGCTGTTTTCATAAGACCAAGCTGTAAGAACTTTATCAATGCACTGGCATTTTCGGTTATAAGCTTATCGCCTCTAAAGGTTTCGGCACTTGGTCCTAGACCTCCAAGAGCCTGTAAATTACCACCTTCAGTATCCATTGTTTGCAATGACCAGATTAGCATCTGTTGCATAAGAGGGTCAGCCCCTCCGTATTTAATCTCTTTCATTTTATCTAAAGTTCCACGGGGAACAGTTACAACACCGCCGTCATCGGAATCCCTGATAATCTTTGCACCTTTTTCTGCTCCCTGTTCGACAACCAGGACATCTTTCTGCCTGTTAGCCTGGCGACCAACTTTACGCATAAGCTCATTAGAGAACATGTGCAACTCAAAGAGATTGACAGCAGGAGGTATAGGAAGCGGATACCCTGGTGAATAATACCAACCAAGCATGTCGTAGGGACCGCCTTCTGGTCCGTCCCATTCCCATACTGCAATCGGCTCGTCTGCTCCGTCTGCGATAGTTACCATCACATTCTCTTTTGGCAGATACATATCCCAGACCCACACATTGTCGTATATTCTTGATCTTTCGTCACTTTCCTGTGTCCCCGCCATAGACTCTTCTGGCATCATCTCGCTTTGGTTTCTATCTGCTATTGTTGAAATAGGCTCTCCGTTACGGGCTTTTTTCATCATTTCTTCAACCCACGCTTTAGGGCGGAGGTAACGGTCTCCCATCATGTCCATTTTGTCTTGGGACTTAGCACTCATATCCACCATTAAGTCGTCCAGGAAGATAGTATCTGAGAAAGGCCTTCCAGGGTCGATTAACTCTCCGTCTGCTTCAAAGACCTCAAGAGCTCCCACGCCTAGACCTGTTTTAAACATTCCAACTGAAAATATTGCATCCAGAGTAGCCCGCATAAACACATCGCCAAGTTGTATTTCTGAAAGATGTCTGTTTACTGCGAGCTCAAACTGAAAGGCGTACGGGCGGAGATCCGGGTATAATGTTTCTATGCTGATGCGCGGATCCCCCGTTGCCATATTTTGTAACCAAATGCGAATAGCGTCCTGAAGTCTATTTATTATAACAGGTTGCTCTTTAGGTGCTCCATTCTCAACCATCAAGTGCCCTGCATACTGTCTTCGTATTTCGGCACTGTTTTTACGCAATTCGCCCATTCTCTCGTAATTATAAACAGAGGCTTCGTTTAAAGACTTTATTTGTCTTCCAGTCATACTACCGTTATCAAGATAGAATTCGTGCGAAGCAGGGGCGACCTGTAGCTTTTGCTCTCCACCATTCTTGCCCCAAAACTTCTTGAGCGAATTTAATATTCCTGATTGACTGTTGAAAAAACCCATTTATTAGCACCCCTCTTTAAGGATGGAAAGCCAAGAGATGTGTCTTTCGCAAGTTTCAGCGACACGCTTCCTAACAATCTCTTTTGTTATTAGTTCTTTTACATCAAAAAGAACTTCGATCATAAATCTAGGATTTTCTTTATCTCCAAGAGTTAAAATACGAATATTTGGTTGCCCTTCTTTATAAAATATTTCAGCATGTTGACTAACACTTATACCAACAATCATCAAAATATGTTCGACATTAGATAGGACTGGGGTGTCGTTTGACATCAATACCACCTTTCTTGTGCACTTGACGCTGCCATCTCATGTTCTCTAACTCTGTAGGCAAGAGTATTGAATTCAGGTTCTCTATATATAGGCTCAGGATCAGGACGGTCTAACATCGCCCGGACAAGGATTACCTCTGAAGTGGTTACATCTCCGTGCTGTTCACCTATATCTGCCATATCCTCAGTAGTTTTACTCTTCTGGTGAACAACGCCACCTTTGCCATCGTGGACAAACTGCTCTGCCTGTTGATAAGATTCCACGCTCGGAGTATATAAGCCCCCGTTAAACAGGGCTTCTCTGTAATCTGAGAATAATTCAAGCTTTATAGCCCTATTACTTGGAACGCCAGGGCTTCTGCCTGGTTTAGGGTCTCGCTCGTCCCTGGCTTTGTAATAATAAACATCCATATCACCGTGTTCAAGTATCTTGGTTCCAAAAGGTCCGCCTGGTCCACCTTTATCCCAAGCCATGAATGGATAACCGCTATCTGTAGTGAACCACCGATAAACAGCAACGCATACCATAGCAAAGTCTTCAGGTGTGATACCATTCGAACGGTATTCGGCAACCTTCTCTTTTGTCGTGTCGTCTGCTATGCTTATACAGGAATCTGAACCGCCTCCGTTACCGGATGCTACATCAATGCCTATTGAATATGTCGTATTCTGTGGGACCATTCTATTAACGAGTGGAACCCATATTTTAAGTTTATCGCTTCTAATATCTCTATCTGTGAAATGCAAAGACTCCGTCTCCCCGTGAAGACACTGGTCAGGAAGGAAATCTAATAAATCTCCTGTATAAATAGGAGGTCTTGCGTTTCTAGCCTTTGCTTCTGCTAATTTGTTAGCACGAAAGAAAGGACTTCCTGAGCCAAGATAAGAAATCTGTAACTCCTGGGCAATATCCTGAACTGAGTCAGCCGCCCGTTCCTCTCCATCAAACCAAGGACTTCTTAGGAATTCCCAAGGTGCTCCAGGGTCAGAATGTGTGGGTTCTGTCGAAATCTTATATTCAGGGTGGTCTTCATGCCATTTAGTGTCGATAGGGTCAAGTCTGCCTCCCTGGATAGAATACAATCCCTGTGCCTTTTCAGGGTGAAGAGACCAATGAAGGGTAATCCAGTCGATACCGCCGTTTGTCTTGGCTGTGTGGAAAGAATTGCCTACTCCGTTAGGTGTTGACACTCTGACCTGCATTCTGGTGGTCTGATTAAGAGACCTGGTGATTTTAGCCCCGTTCATAGCGGCAGCTTCCTCATCCCTGAATGCTACAAAGTTACGACCACCACGACCAGCGTGAGGTCCGCTTGCCTCGCCTCTAATCTGGTTCATTTGTTTTGGATTTATAATCATCATAGAAGGGCGACCGTGCTGTGCATCGTGATTGTTTCCACGGACGCTTAAAGCAGGAGGCATCCTGGATTCGTTGAAATCAAGCTTCTGGAAGAGGGCATCTTCATCATTTGTGTTGTCAACACGGTCTGCGACCGAAGAGATACACCTCGTTTGGCGGTTTTCATCAAATCTATAGATCCAGTCAAGGAAATACAATACGCACCAAGTTATGCCCATATCACGGGATTTATCCACTCCAATATCCCATCTACGGTATTTATTCTTTGGCTTTAATGATTCTGCTGAATTATAAGCCAAAAGGGACATAAATATGTCCTGGAACTCGTATGAGATAAAAGGAAGGACTGGCTTTAAAACTCTGGTATTAAGGGTATAACAGAAGGTATTGACATAGAAACGAATATCCCTACGGCATGAAGCGAGAAGACATCTTTTTGCAGAGTTGTCCTCTCTGAGTTGCTTCCAAGCCCATGCTCGCCATATAAGATTTTCGTCAGGATCTTTCGGTATGTCCGAATACTTCAGGCAGTTCGCCGGAGAAGAGGCGTTTAGCCTTTCCCAATACTCCAGAAAACCGTTCTCGCAAAGCCGAAGGCATCCCTGTTGCGATAAACGCTCTATCGTCATCATCGCCAACATCTCCCCCAAATAGGTCTTTTGCCACTTTGTCCTGTAAACTCTTCCAATTTGTGTCGTTTTTCCACGCACCAACAAGCAATGACCAGGCGAAAGGGCTTGGTGCATCGTTGCGGGTTAGACTTTCCTTGTCATCTCCGTAATGTTTAAAAGCCCAATACCAGTCTTCTCTGATAGGGGCGTTTCCTTTTTCGGAGACATTATTATCTTCTAAAATCTTATCAGAAGCGGTTTTTTCAGCCTGTGAAGCCGTCATACCTTCTGAAATTGCTTGTTTTTTATATGAATTGTATGCCCTGGTGAAGCCTTTTTCTGTAAGCCAAGCCTTCTGCTTGTCCTTCTCTTTCAATGTTCCCCAGGGGTATTTAGCCATTACTGCTTGCTCCTAAAGCATTTCTACAAGAAAAGTTGTACCCTTTCAATTCGGAGCGTAAGCATATATTTTGCGATTGTCAATAACAAAATAAGAATAAACGAGATTTGTTTTTAAAAATTTATACCATATCTACAAATATAGCTGTTTCAAAACAAAATGGGTGCATTCGATACCTGTATCCTTTATTACCAACATAGATTATAAGTGTCATTCCATCTTCTGAAATTTTTATCAAAACATTCTCCCTTGTGATTTTTCGATATTTAGGCAGTGAGGGGAGAAATATAGCATCTCTTTTTTTGCGTTCTCTTCCCCTCTGGTTCCTGGTCTTGAATAACCACCACCAGCTTTCCAATTTACACCTGACCATCCGTGATTATCTATAAGTTCCTGGTGTTCATCATACCCTGCAATTACTATTCTGTAGCTCTTTTTATCACCTCTTTTTTTACTCCATTCTAAAACTTTGTCTGCAACATTAAAATCATCCTGGTGGTAAACGGCTGCCCTGTCATTTGTTTGGTATGGGGGGTCAAAAAACACTCCACAATGCCCCATCTTGTCTTGCCAATTACCACCACATATTCTTGACCAGTCCCCACACACTACCCGCACTCGTCTCAGTCTTGCCGATAAATCATTAAACCATTCATATATTTTACCTATGTATTTTTTTTGATGAACGCCCGCTCCAGCATCTGTTAGATGGGGGAGTTGCCCTGCTGTTACCAGGCTTTTTTTGTGTACGCCCTGACCAGGGTGTGTTAGATGGGGAACCTGCCCTGGTCGAGTAAGCCCTGAACCTATCCAACAACTTGCAGCCCATATCCAGTAACCTGCTAACTTAACATCGTGCCATTCGTCGTCTTTACATAAATTTTCTAAAAGATAACCATCGTTTTCTATTAGCTTTTTTTTGCGTACTATTAAATCTGCGTGATTCACGGGATAGTCGCAGTATTCTGCGGTTTTTTCTGGATTAAATTTTATGGCTCTCCAGACATTTGAGACGAATCCGTCTTTGTCATTTATTGTCTCTGTGTGATCTGCCTGGTTATAGTCTGGTCGGTTGAGCAGTACGGCTCCACTGCCAAAGAACGGCTCCAGGTAGTGAGCGGGATTTCCCAGGGCTTGCCAGACTTGATCCGCTACTTTTGATTTCCCGCCAAAATATGGAAAGGGTGCTTTCATTTTGGTTTTCCTTTTTTAAACATATTATTAAAACATCCTCCCCTGTGATTGATGTTGTTTAATTCTCTCATTCATAGCCTCGAAATATTCAGCGTTTATTAAGTTCATATTATCCGTCTCTCCCCTGTTTGATTAAGTGTTTCCCGCCTTCTCGATACCACTTCCCGTAAGCACAACACGCTTCTTTGTTGTTGTGATACCTTGCCCGGGCTTTGATCCGATTAGCCTCCTCACGGCATTCCTCACAACAATATTTCCGGGCATTGTGTCTTTTTTGAAAAGGCTTGTCGCATAACACGCATCTGTTAAACATTCTTTCTGCCTTTCTTTTTCTTGGTGTCTTTGTCAGGGTTATTCTCTCTCCAAATACGCTTGGCGTTAATCTCCCTTGCCCGCATAGGAGATACGCCACCCATAGAGAAACAAGCGGCAACTACAAACTGGCTCTGGCTCATGCCAGCATTCTTAGCCATCTCAATAATCATCTCACGCTCGCTTGGTGTAACCCGGGCGTGAACTAAGTCGCTCCTACGAAGTGCTGCTGGCTTTTTCGGGCGACCCCTTTCAAGCTTGAAGGGCTCTTTGCGTTTCCTTGGCTTCTCCTCGGGCTTGCCCTCTACATTGAAACATCCTGTGAATTTTATATTATCTTTTCCCATCATTCTCCACCTTTCGGCATGTACGCCCATAGTTTGGCCTCTTTAAGGTATAAAAAACTATCATCCCAGTGGGTAGGGACGACTGACTTGTCAACTGAATCGAAAACACAAACACATTTATTTTTCGCATAGCAAATGGGGAGAATAACAAGAAGCTCGCACTCTCCATACTCATTAAACCGCCTCTCTGCAGTTTCCTTTGGCATTTTCTCATC